TGTAGAGAAAATTGTTGCGCCAAAACAACACATTGACGACACCGACGAATGAAACTGGACTATTTAACCCCAGAAGAAGCGTTAGCTGCACAGATGGCGCTCAAAGACATGACGACTGTTGAGAAAGCGATGTTCTTAGCAGACTTAGAAGAGCAGGAAAACCGAGCCAGTCTTAAAAAAGCCCAGCAAGATCCGATTGATTTTGCAAAACACGTATATCCGGGGTTTAAAGTAGGGCCCCACCACCGCAAGTTGGCTAAAATTTTTGAAGACGTATTGGCTGGCAAGAAAAAACGGGTGATTATTAACATCGCACCGCGTATGGGTAAGTCTGAGTTCTCGTCTTATCTGTTTCCGGCGTTCTATCTAGGCCAGGACCCCACTAAAAAAATCATTATGGCTACGCATACGGCGGGCTTGTCTGAAGACTTTGGTCGAAGAGTGAGGAATTTAATTGAATCCGAAGAATATAAAGAGGTGTTTCCGAACACGGTTGTCGCGGACGACCAAAAAGCAGCAGGTAAGTGGTCGACGGGAGCTGGTGGTCAGTATTACGCTGTTGGTGTTGGCGGCGCTCTTGCCGGTCGTGGTGCTGATTTGTTCGTTATTGATGACCCCCACTCCGAGCAAGACATTAAAGCGAATAGTAGAGCTACCTTTGATAATGCGTGGAGCTGGTTTCAAACCGGTCCCTTGCAGCGACTAATGCCGGGGGGTGCGATCATTGTTATTATGACGCGCTGGTCTTTGGTAGATTTAACTGGGCGGCTAGTGAACTTCACTATACAAAACCCGGAAGCAGAACCTTGGGAAGTTGTTGAGCTGCCAGCCATCCTGCCTAGCGGAAAAAGTCTTTGGCCTGAGCAGTGGCCACTCGAGCAGTTAGAAGCTAAAAAACTTCAGATGGACCCACGGTACTGGAACGCGCAGTACATGCAGAACCCCACAGGCGATACAAGCGCCGTGATTAAAAGAAGTGACTGGCGCATATGGGAGAAAGAAACCCCACCGGACGTTGAGTTTGTGATCCAGTCATGGGATACGGCGTTTGAAGTTAAGACCACATCGGACTATAGCGCCTGCACAACATGGGGTGTTTGGTACAACGAGGAGGAAGGCAATGCCCCTCAGTTGATTCTATTAGATGCGTTCAAAGACCGGATGACGTTCCCAGAACTAAAAGCTACGGCGTACAAACACTGGAAAGAATGGGACCCTGATGCGTTCATCATCGAGAAAAAAGCGTCTGGTGCTCCGTTGATTCAAGAACTTAGACGCATGGGCATACCTGTGCAAGAAACCAACCCAAGCCGAGGTAATGATAAAATCGCCCGTGTAAATGCAATCAGTGACTTGTTTGCCTCTGGAGCTGTGTGGGCGCCTGACCGTCGTTGGGCTAAAGATGTGATTGAGGAAGTTGCCGCGTTCCCTGTAGGCGAGCATGATGACTATGTGGATACGGTATCTCAAGCCTTGCTACGCTATAGGCAGGGCGGGTTTGTAACATTAAGTTCTGATATGGCGGAAGAATCAGCGCAGTATAGACGGAGAAGGAGCTACTACTGATGTACATGCTAAGCAAACTAGAGATTTTATATAAAGCCGTTGAACGGGCTAAACGTATTGAGGCGTACGGCGACCAGCTGATAATGCTTAAAAATGTTAGAACAGCTAACGATGGTAAGACTCTTAAAGACTGGCAAGATGCGTTTGCGTACGAAGCGCTGCGGGTTTACCCTAAAATGGTTGAGTTTGTTGAAGAAGTCGCTAAGCATAATTTTGCTTTAGAAGACCAAGTGCGCGAACTAAAAATAAAGATCCTTGAACTAGAAGACCAAGCTAAAACAAAATAATGCTAAACAACTACTACTACGTCTCCGAGAAAGTTATTCCACGTTCTATGTGCGAATACATCATTAAAACTACACCTTGGGATCAAGCGCACAATGCCAAAGTTGGGCGCGACCAAGAAAACCGTGTGGAAAATCCCACTCGTAAAACAGATATAGCGTTCCTAACGCCCATGAGCATCATTGGTTGCGTACTTCAAACCCACATAAACGCCGTAAATAAGATAGATTGGCGCTTTGATATTGATGGGGTAGAGGATATTCAGATAGCCAAATACCAGAACGGCGGACATTATAAATGGCATATTGATAGTTTTCCACCCGATAAAGCGAATAAACAGCGTAAACTATCGGCTATAGCATTCTTAAGTAATCCGGATAGTTTTGAAGGCGGTAATTTAGAACTGGCCATAAACCCAAATCTAAATCCTAAGCTGCCACAAGGAAGCATAATTATTTTTCCTTCCGTTTTAGAGCACCGCGTTACCGAAGTTACTAAAGGCAAACGATACACAGCAACATGCTGGGCAACTGGTCCAGCTTTTAAATAGGACATATTATGGCAGTCGACAAAAGTTTATACCGTGCTCCGCAAGGATTACAAGAAGAAGATGGGCAACCCGATTTAGAAATTGAAATCGAAGACCCGGAGGCCGTTCATATTGGCATTGACGGTATGGAAATTGATATTGAGCCAGCCGAAGACCCAGAGTTTGATACTAACTTAGCGGAAGAAATGGATGAAGGCGAGCTAGAGAGTCTAGCTTCCGAATTAGCTGGCGATATTGATAATGACCTGAACTCCCGCAAAGACTGGGAGAAGATGTACAAAGACGGTATTACTTTGCTTGGCCTGAAGTTTGAAGAACGCGTAGAACCTTGGGATGGCGCTTGTGGTGTATTCCACCCAATGATTACAGAAGCAGTTGTACGTTTCCAGTCCGAAACAATTATGGAAACTTTCCCAGCGTCAGGCCCAGTTAAAGCGGCAATTATTGGTAAAGATAGCCAAGAAAAAATTGAAGCTGCTCAGCGCGTAGAAGAAGACATGAACTACCAGCTGACTGAAAAGATGCCTGAGTTCCGTAATGAGCATGAACGCATGCTATGGAACTTACCATCTGCTGGTTCTGCTTTTAAGAAGGTTTATTACGACCCAAGTATTGGCCGTCAGATTTCTATTTTTATTCCTGCTGAAGACATTATTCTTCCATATGGCGCCAGTGAGATTGCATCATGCTACCGTGTAACGCACCGCATGTATAAGACTAAGAATGAGCTGACCAAACTAATGTACGCTGGCTTTTACCGTGATATTGATGTTGGTGAGCCACAGCGTTTCCGTACAGAGATTCAGGAAAAGAAAGACAAAGAAACAGGATTTACTGCAACCCATGACGAGCGCTACGAGTTGTATGAGTGCCACGTCGATTTAGACTTGCCCGGTTATGAAGATGAAGAAGACGGAGAGAAAACTGGAATTGCTCTGCCTTACGTAGTTACATTAATTCGCGGCTCAAACAAGATTCTGGCAATTCGCAGAAACTGGAAAGAAGACGATGACCTTAAACTTAAAAGGCAGCATTTCGTACATTACCAATACATCCCCGGATATGGCGCTTATGGCTTTGGTCTTTTTCACCTTATTGGTGGATTTGCTAAGTCAGCCACTTCTATTTTGCGTCAGTTGGTTGATGCCGGTACTCTTTCCAATTTACCAGGTGGCCTTAAGTCTCGCGGATTAAGAATCAAAGGCGACGATACTCCTATAGCGCCGGGCGAGTTCCGTGACGTTGACGTTGGTTCTGGTTCAATCCGTGACAACATTCTGCCACTTCCTTACAAAGAGCCATCTGCAGTATTAGCTGGTTTGATGGATAAGATTATTGAAGAAGGTCGTCGCTTTGCGTCTACTTCTGATATGCAAGTTGCTGACATGTCAGCCAACGCACCTGTCGGTACAACATTGGCTATTCTGGAAAGAACGCTGAAAGTAATGAGCGCGGTTCAGGCTCGTGTGCATTATGCACTTCGCCAAGAACTAAAACTGCTAGCCGGTATTATCCGCGACTATACTGAAGAAGACTATAACTACGAACCAGAAGAAGGCCCTGTTTCTGCCAAAAAATCTGACTACAGTTTGGTTGATGTAATCCCAGTTTCAGACCCTAATGCAGCTACGTTGTCACAACGGGTAGTCCAATACCAAGCCGTTATTCAGCTTGCGCAATCAGCACCACAAATCTACAATCTTCCACAGCTACATCGGCAAATGCTTGATGTTATTGGTATTAAGAATGCCGACAAACTTGTTCCTTTGGATGATGACCAGAAGCCCCGTGACCCTGTAGCAGAAAATATGGCCGCCCTTAAAGGTAAGCCAATGAAAGCGTTTATGTATCAGGACCACGAAGCGCACATTAAGGTCCACACTTCTGCTATGCAAGACCCGTTAATTATGCAGTTGATTGGGCAGAACCCACAGGCACAAGCCATTCAAGCTGCAATGGAATCACATATTGCAGAACACCTTGGATACGCTTATAGAGCTAAGATCGAAGCTGCCTTGGGCGCTCCGTTACCTGATCCAGAAGACGATATCCCACAAAGCCTTGAAGTTCAGATTTCTCGTTTGGTCGCCCAAGCTGCCCCACAAGTATTGGCCCAAAGCCAAGCTACAGCTGCTCAGCAACAAGCACAGCAAAATGCCCAAGACCCTGTTCTACAAGCACAGTTAATTGATCAGCAAGTTAAACAAGGTGAACTTGAACGCAAGAAAGCAAAAGACGCAGCTGATAATGCATTCCGTGAACAAGAACTGCAACTTAAGGCGCAGCAAATGCATAGTGAAAAAGTGCAGAAAGCTGTTGGCGTTGCTACAGACTTTATTGATAAGCAACAAATGCACCACGATACCTTCCGTACTAATGCTACACAAGGCCTTTTGAAAGTTGCAGATATTGCTCAAAAGGATAAGCACAAACAGATAGATACCGCGGCGGATTTGTTTAAGCACCAGACTAATCTTTTACAGCAACACCAAACCCCTGAAGGAGGCACTGAAGAGTGATCGATCTACTAACGGCTCAGTTCGTAGCCGCAATGCGTGACAAGTTGCGCACAGATATGAACAACTACACTGATGATTTGGCAAATGGTCAGTGTTCTAGCTTTGAGCAGTACAAAGAGCTTTGCGGAGTGATTCGAGGTCTAGCTTTCGCAGAGCGCCACTTACTTGACCTCGCTGACAAACTGAAAGAAGACAACGATGAGTGAAACCATCGCATTACCACCGGAAGGGTTAATCCTGCCACCGGGCGTAGTATCTCCAACTTCACAGGCGGAGCAAGCAGCAATGGACGAAGCAGATATCGCTAATGAGCAAGCAGCAAAACAACTACCTGATCCAAAAGGGTGGAAAATTTTATGCGCTCTGATTGAAGCTAAGGACGAGTTCGAGAACTCACTGATTAAAAAAGCAAAAGAAACTATGAAGATCGAAGAACAGACTTCTCCAGTTTTATTTGTTTTAAAGATTGGCGATCTCGCTTATAAAGACGAAACAAAATTTCCAACAGGTGCTTGGTGTAAAGAGGGTGATTTTGTTATCACTCGGGCGTACTCAGGAACCCGTGTAATGATTTACGGAAAAGAGTTTCGGATTATCAACGACGACCAAGTAGAAGCAGTTGTCGAGGACCCAAGGGGAATCACGCGTGCGTACTAGAACTGAATATCTTAGAGCTTGGAGAGCCGCAAACCCTGAAAAGGTTAAAGCGGCTAAACGAAAGTATTACTCTTCTGAAAAAGGTAAAGCACAAAAACGGAAAGAAGACGCAGCCTATGTAGCAG